GTGGTTAGACTGGACATCTGCTGCCCCGTTAGATTAACTTGACCAGCGGGTATAAACTGCCCTCGGCTCCCTCTCCTCCCGACGTAAATTCCTGTTGGGGTAAGAGGCATTCCCGTCGACGCAAGCCCTCGCATCGTGGTGGCCTCCTGCTCCCATGTAGGCTGTGGGTATTGAACTGCTCCTACCGGTACTCTAAGTTCTCCCATATCGTCAACAAGCGTGTCGAGAGATGCAGTTGGCCCTGTTGGAGTTATCGCTCTTTGATCCGATTTTAATCCACCGAGTATACCTGACTGCGTGAGAAATGGCATGCTGAAACGCATACCTCCACCAAGTCGCGGTATCGCTTGCTTAACACCTGTCCAGGTTGAGGAGAGTGCATTGCCTATAAAGTCTGGATCGGCATTCTCTCTACGCTTGGATTGAGTTGCTACAAAGGAGCCAATCTGTGGGCGTAAAGCATCAACCATGATGTTTTCCACGTCACCGATTGTTCTCGCGTTTTGAAGTCTGACTAGGCCAGCCTTGTATCTGGGGTCTTCATTCTGGAAAGCTGCCTGTCCAAACTCTGATGTAGTAAGTCTGTCCAACCCACTAGCAAAACTCGGAGGTAATGGAGATGATCGAACAGTGCCGAGGAAACTGCCGCTCGACGATTGAGATAGTGCTCTTTGGATAGCAGATTGTCCACCACCGGACAAGAAATCCTTATAGGCACTCTCGACATCCTGATAGCCTCCAGGCTGTCCAATGCCATACATTCCCCCATATCGATTTTGGAACCTTGTTCGGTAAATATCAGATAGCATCGTGGCCGCATAATCTAAATACGGCTCACGAATGTAGTTGGTTCCTGCTATATAATCATTGATGATGTCTTCAAATGCCATCTGACCCTTTCGGGGAGGGATCAGGTGGGAGGCGCGTCACCTGATCCCTCCTGTAGCGTCAAAGTCCTGAAGCATGGCCTTCTGGGCATTGAGCGCCACTTCTTGTGCTTTTTTTGTAAATTTGATAATCATACTAAATAATTTTGGTTCATCTAGTGGATTTTCAACAATATGCCTGTTGGTTTTTATACATACTAAAGCCAGATCAATGATACCGGCGTCAAACCTCTGTGCGCTGCCCTGTAGTACAAAGTCAGTTATCGCCTCCTCGATCTCAACCCAGAATGGTTCCTGATCGACGGTTCGCTTCAGATGAATGTCGCCTAGCTTGCGTTTGGGTCTTCTGGCCCCCAGTGAGGATAGGATTGTCCTACCGCCCTCCAGATTTCCATAAACATAGCTCTCGGCATCTCTCGTAAAACTTCCTCGATCTTCTCGATTGTAGCGTCGTCATCGAGGATCGGAGAAGGGTCATCTGCGTCTTTGGGGATATTTGTCCCGTCAAAGCATAAAGCCACCTCCCTGAACCCAATTTCCAGGTTCGTTGGTGGCATTTCTACCCTACCGGCGGCTGTAGTTACCAACCGCCGATGGAGTAGAAATTTAGACATCTCGAGTTCCATGCCAATTGTTACGGGTTTGATTTTCCACCACCAGTCATTCTCCAGGTCGAACTCGTGAATGACCGATGATACAACTGCATATTTTCCGAATAGCGAGCTCATAGCGCCTCCTTTATAAACCTTATGCGTCGTAATCGGTGCTGTCAGTATTGACCAGGGTCGCCACAACGGGATCACCAGCGGTCGGGTCAGCAATAACGGTTCCAGTCAGTACATAGGTCAACTGACGGCCTGCGGAGATGTCCACAGGAGTTGCTTGCCAGACCACGTTCGCGGTGCCAGATGCCTGGTTATCGCCGTTCGCGGTGACGATCAAGCTGTACGGGGTAGCCGGTGCCGCGTCACGATCCGATTGGAACTCAACGCGAATATCAGCTTCCCGAAGCATGTCCACAACCCACGCAGTCCCACCAGCGGGATCATAAGCGACTTTCGTGTACAGCGTTGTGTCGGTGATCTTCACCAAGAACTGGAAGGTCACGCTTCGCTGATTGATGTCGAAGTCATCCGGCGAGTAGGAGCCAGCGATCCACTGCTGATCCATCGGGACAGCCAAACCGAAGTTTACGCTCCCCTGAAGAACCTTGATCGCGGTCGAGGTTGGAACTTCAAAGTAAGAAACAGGTGTCAGGAACTGCGGCCCACCATCAAGATAGGTCGCTGGTGCCCAAGAGCCCATTGATGCGGCTTTCTTGGGTAAACCGCCCATAATCTGGCATGTTGCACGGACAAAGTCCGGCGAACGCCAGTTTAGGGATAACCCTGCGATACGAGCATCCTGGTAGATTTCACCATGGATGTTCCCAATGCCCATACGCATTGTGTAGTAGGGTGCCGAGAACTGGTCTGCACCCATTTTGATTGCGTGGCTATAATCTGGCCCCGAGCCCGTTACTGTGTCCGTACCCAATGCCGCGGTCAGCATGTGACCAAGGATGGTAGGACGCGGAATGAACTCAAAGCCGCCACCGGACATAACGCCCACTTTCACCATGTCACGGAGTAGAGCTCCGCCGCCTACTTCCTGATCTAGGGGTAGGACGATGGGTTGTGGCCCACCAGACCCTCTATTGAAGAGGAAGTAGGTGAAAGACGCGTCAGTGGTGTTCTCTGTCCCTTTACCGGTCTGTTTAGCCAGACCGATTACTGAACTTTCACTAGCGGTCATGTGTTTGTACTCCTGGTTGTCAAGAGCTCGAAGCGGATTTTTACCTGGAAGTCATACTGGTCAGGGGGGCCGCCACTTTGCACTTGTTCACTTTCGATATTATCGCTGAAGACACCTCTGGAAATATACTCGTTAGTTTCTTCATCAACGATTTCATTCCAGTCTGTCGTCAGCAGTTTGGTTTCTATCCTAGACCGTACCGTCGACGCAACCAGCCGCGCCGTGTGGAGATCGTACTGCTTATTCGTGAAGAGGCAACGAACCTTTACGGTGAAACGCCGACGCCACGTAATTGAACCACCACACTCGACCTCGTAGACTTCATCGAGCCATGTTTTCGCTGACATGCTCTTTCCGCCATAAACTGTATCGGGGTCATTCTCATGTAGAGTAACCGAAATCACAGCCACGTCGGGATCAGGATCACCCTGGAGGGGCCCAATCTTAACTATGCCAGCTCTGGCTTTGTCATCTAAGGGCGCACTGGTTATCAATGCGTCCTCGAGGTTTTCTTGTAAATGGTCAAGTATTACGTCGTGTATCATCGCTTTTGCAGGAAGACAGTGCCTCCACCTCTCCTCTCGGCGATTTTGTTATAGTAATCGCGCATAACCTGATTGGTCTCTGGTAGCAGTGGATTGTCATCTCTGTCACCACTGCCTAACTTAAAGCGATCCAGGTTGGACTGGGCCGAGCGTATTTGCTCTATCGCTTTTCCCTTTATGTACAAGCGCAACAGCTCCTCATCCATCTCGGGTATTGTAATCGCAAACGATGTATCAGTAGCCGAGGATGGAACTGGATGCATGGCCTCGTAGTTGAGGTAGGCATCTCCAGTGGGGGAGGCGTCTAGGTACAACCTCCCCCCTGAGATGTAGTAGCGTGTAGGATAGGTCTCGCTTTGAGGCGGACGCTCGAAACGCCTGTCCAGGTAACGACCCGCTGGATACTCAACGGATATAACCTCAAGGAAGTCGCTCGGTAGTGCATACGAGCCTGAATTTAGCGTGAGTTGCTCTGAGTACTTCATTTGGGGGAAGTTCAGAGAGTAGTCGCGTATAGCATCTTTAGCCCAGAGATACAGAGCGGCATCAGACCACCGTTTAGTGGCCGCTTCATCCTTGAGGTCTACACGTATATCAGCAAGCAACGTTGCCCAGGTAGACATTATTTAGTCCGTAGAGCCTGCGGTCAAAAGCACTTCGACGAACTCGGGGCGGAACATCTGGAATTTCAAGAAGCCACGCCATCCGATACGATTTAACATCATAAGGTCGTCGTACTTCGGTGGCAAGATTGGGTGTGGGCGCTCGCCAACACCTTCGACAACGGACGGGCCGCCGTGGAAGATAGAGGCGTGCAGATCACGGCCAAGTGTTACCCAGTCATTGTCAGCATGCGGTTTCAGCAGTGGCTTGTCAAAGACCAGGCGGTTATTGCCAGCATCGATCTCAACCACTCGACGAACCTCGATGCTACCGTCGCTCTCCACTGGGGGAGTGCCGGACGCATGAGCGTTTTGATCGGAGATGGTCACGTAGTCGCCTACGGAGATGCCGGTTTCGTCATCTACGGTAACGTAGCGAGTAGAAGTTGACTGACCAACTGTGTACACATTGTCCACAGTCTGCTTGGCACCCTGACCGGCCACAGTAGCGCCATTCAGCGCAGTCTGGACGGTCACAGTACCCATATTGTGCAACTTCAGCCGGTTGGAACGAACCCAACGAACGCCTGCCCACGTTCCGGCCTCGCCGTTGAACTTGCGGACGGAGCCAGCATACTCGTTGACTTCCAGCCACTTGCTGTTGGGGTTGGTGCGGATGTCTTTGATGACACGTGGGGTCGTAGTGCACACGATCTGGGGTGCGGCTCCGTCTTCCGAGCGGAAGACGCCAGGGATGTCATTTTCCTCGAGGTGAACACGGATGGTTTCCGCGATGTCGGGGTCAAAGTAATCCGTAGCGCCGATGGAGGTGCGAGCACCAGCACCGGTCAGAACGCCAGAGATCAGTGCAAAAACGTTGGGGTGGGTCAGGAACGCATTACGAGCCAGGATGTCGAGATAATCGGTTTGGTTTTGGCCGATTTTGTCTTTGACCAGGCCGCGGATGTCGCCCCGCTTGATGTATTGAACGATCTGGTTGTAGTCAGAGAATTTCAGGATGTCTCCATGAATTTCTAACTGAATACGAACCGTTCGGCTATCCAGGTATGCACCAGGAAGCCAGATACCGGTCTCGGCCAGAGCGTTGATGTTTGGATCGGTGTCGTACACTTCCGAGAAGACCACAACGCCACTGTCTGCGGCGGCAAAGTCCTCTTTCAGACTTGTGTAAGGCACCAAAATGGATTTGGTGCGGAGTGTCTCCATCAACTGGAGAGCGTAATAATCACGCTGCCAATCGGGTAAGGTTGAAGACCACATTGCACCAGTGGTTAGACTGGACATTTTTTACCTCACTGTTTGTTTTGAGCGGCCAGGAACTCGTACATACGATCCATAGCTTGCGCTCTTTCTGGTGAGCCTATCGGTAATCCATTGATGTGTGTTTCCCATGCCTCATAAGATTGAGGCTGTGCGACAGTTTCGTTGACACTATTGGGTAATGGCACGACGCCAGACAAGAGAATTTGTTCTCTCTGTTTTACTAGGTTATCGGCCCAAGTGGCCATTTCTGTCATTGTTGACTTGAGTTTTTCTGGATCATCCATATTAGGAATGTTATCCAGTATTGGCAAAAGTTCAGGTCGCCCAAGTTCCTTGGCAACTTTCAACTTGTTTTCGAGGGCACGCAGCCTTAAGAGCTCTTGTGCTGACTGAGTTTGGGCCTCCGTCAGGCTCTGTAATTGGTTGTCTTTTTGCAGTAGAGCGTTCTCGAATTCGTTCGCCTTGGTGCCCAGTTGCGTTTGCAATTGCTCTAGTTGTGAGTTTTGCTCGGCAAGCTGTGCCGCGATATTCTTTCGAGCTTCCACTGCCTCTTGTAGGGCTGCCTGCTGACCTTTGTAGCGAGCTTCCCAGTCAACAGGTGGTGTTGTTCCGGTACCAGTCTGCTGAACAGGGGGATTTGTTTCGGGGGTTCCTAGCTGTTCAGGGGCTTTGTCCGTCATTATTATACTCCTTTATATTCGTCGACGCAAGTATTAACTGGCTGGCATGAGGCCTGCGGCCGTGAGAGCCGCCAGCAATGCATCAACCTTATCCGAAATTGCTTGAACTTCCCCAACGGATGGGCCGGAGATGGTTTGGTCAAGCAATGGAATGTTTGCAGCAATACCGTGATTAGCTACCACGGAACTCAGGACGGCGCTGACCATATCCTTCTGATCTTCTCGGACGCCAGCGGCCTGTTGGGCTGCACTAATTTGGGATGCGTTGAGTGGCATCTTGTTCCTCCTCGATCATGAAACTTATCGTATTCAACTCCGCCGGAGTGATCGTTAAGTTTGATCCGAAGTCCGATAATTTCAGTTTTCCAACTGGAACATCGAACATTTCTAATAGAGCCTCATCTACAACTTTTTGATGTTTCTCTATCATCTCGGGTGGTGGCATTTCGCCTTCCTCGAGGTCTTCAAAACCACATGCCTTTCGACTTCCGGTTATGATACCTTCAATCTTGGGGGCCGCAGTTTTGTTGTAAACTTCCGTAATCTTGCCGAAGTTGTACGCTGCCCTAGGGGGCATCCGCTCGGCCATGAGCCTTGATAGAACAGGTGCCGCGGCAAGCCATTGTCGTAATGTCGCTTCCATTTTTACGCCTCCGTATACTCCTTACCTCTCCATACAGCCGTTTTTTTATTGCTAGTTGTATGAATTGGTATTGGTTCAATAGATAGATGATTTCTATCTACATCTATCAACACGATCCCTTGTTGCCAGTTAGGATTATCCATGTATTCTGGATTTAGTGTGCAGAGGCAAAATGCTTCCTGGCCAATTACCAGGCCGTGTCGCGTTGTCGCGTATACCGTTCCGCCTCTGTGTGTATGTCCAGCGACCACAGAAATTGAGTAATGCTCTTTTTCAAGTTCTGCTTTGGCCGTATAGGCTGAGTTCTTTCTGACATAGGAGCCGTGTTTTAGTACTACTTTATTGTAAAGGTTCAGTTCCTTGCTTCCAGCCTCGCTCCAGTAAATATCGAACTTGAATAGTTCAAGTATGTTCTGGAGTTTCAGTACCTCGAGGTCTGAAATTTCTGGGTGGTTCCAGATGTATCTCCTGAGCCGATCTTCGTGATTTCCTATGAGAAAGTATCCGTGTGCATTTGGGGCCGCATCCATCCACTCTCTCTGACCGGCTTGCCACTTATTTATTTCATTTTGAAGGTTCGTTCCTTTCATGCGCGCTGGATTTTTACTGTACTTTGAAATACTGTAAAAATCCATTCCGTCCGACCCTGCTATCCTCACATGAGGGTCAAAGTCTTGTACAATCTGCAATGCTACAGATCGGGCTCGCTCATCCTGAAAAGGATAGTGCTCATCGGTTGGGAAGGCAACTCTCATTAGTTCAGAATGAGTATAGCCCAGGCCACGCCTTCGCCAGTAGTTCCATCGATCATAATATCAGCAAGATCGCGGACGTACTCATATCTTATCTCTTGGTTGGCGCTTAGTGGGTACCCATTCGTACTATCAACATCCCCGCCAGTATTTCCAACATACATTGGATTACTGTTTCCAGGGAGTGCCTTTACAAGCAGTGGGCCATCTACGCGACCAGCACCAAGTGGTTCTGCTGTACCGCCAACTGCCATTGTATTTTGTCCAGTAATAGGCATTTTCTACTCCTATGATCCAGGTACTAAAATGGACTGGTACATTTTAGCTTTTCCGTTCAGAACTGTGGTTTCGACACCAGATAGATTTGTTGTTTTGATCTCGTACCAGTACGATCCTTCGGCCAAGGCATCTGTATCGGTGTCATCTATAGATACTGTAAATATGCCATTGAGGCCATCGTCAATAGATATTCCACTTCCGACTGTTTTGGAGATCAGGGTGACATCATCCTTCTGAAGCCGGAGAGCAAATTCAATAGACCATCCGGTAATGTTTATGGCAACTTCATTAACGTCCTTTAGTGTAACCTGAAGAAATTTATCATTACCGGTGAACATAGTAAAGTTGTAAGCTGTCATATCCTTACGTTGACCTCCTCAACGGGATCATAGATGCTCTCGATGATGTCCGTTGTTTTGTGTATGGCCACTATAAATATGTAACCTGGCGGTGCCGCTCCACCAGTGATAACCCCGCCGTGGAAAGTGTCGGGGTCTATGTAGATTGTCCCAATTAGGAATGCAGAGGCTAGTTCTAGTAGATGCGATCCAAAGCTATCGCTGTCTACATATAGGGTTCCCACTAATGGAGTGACAGGTGTGATTACACTAGAGCCAAAACTGTCAGCGTCCACATATAGTGTACCCGTAAGTGTCGTAATTGGCAAGAGTACGCTGGTTCCGAACCAGTCCGCATCTACATAAACTGTACCCGAGAGAGTAACTGCTCCAGTTGTGATTGCATTTGACCCAAATGCATCAGTATCAACGTAAAGAGTTCCCACGAGGCCTTGTGGAGCCCCACCCAAATTGATGATATGGCTCCCGAAACTGTCTGCGTCGACGAAAAGGGTTCCCGTTAATGCCACCGGCTGTGGGGAGACCGTTTGGCTGTAAAAGGTATCGCTGTCCGTAAACAGGGTTCCGGTCAGGGTTTGAGGGGCTCCAGATTGAGAGACGCTATGAGAACCAAAGCTATCGCTATCTATATAAATGGAACCCGTTAGTGTAATTCCCTGCGGAGAAATTACTGGGCTGTAGAATGTATCCGTATCGACGTAGATCGAGCCGACTACATTCAGATCGATTTGGTCTACACCAAAGCTGTCGCTATCGACAAACAGAACTCCAGTTAGGGTGACTGCTTGTGGGGTGACGGTTGGCGAGTAGAAGGTGTCGCTATCTGCGAAGGTTGCAGTCTGAACCAGATTTTGTGGAGCTGATCCAATGTTGATAACGTGACTTCCGAAACTGTCGGCGTCGCTGTAAAGTGTTCCGGTAAGGGTTACTGGGCCGGTAGTGATCGTTGGGCTGTAGAATGTATCTGGGTCAACGAATAACGTACCGGTCAGGTCATAAATCGCATCTATAGAATGAGAATAAAAACTATCTGTGTCGATATAAATCGAGCCGGTCAAATCATAGATTGTATTTATTGAGGGGCTGTAAAATACGTCTGTATCTACATAGATGCTACCAGCGAGGTCGTAAATCGCATCCAGTGTATGGGAGTAGAATGTATCCCCGTCCGTGTAAATAGTTCCGGTTAGAGTTACTGGCTGTGGAGACACCGTTGAGGAATAGAAGGTATCTGCGTCGGAAAAAGTTGCAGTCTGAACTAAATCTTGTGCTCCACCGGCTAGGGCAACTACATGGGAGCCAAAAGTATCTGGATTAACATACAAGGTTCCAGTCAGAGTGACTGGGCCAGTTGTGATTGTGTGCGAATAAAAACTATCTGGGTCGATATAGATCGATCCGGTAAGATCGTAGACAGTATCGATTAATTGAGAGTAGAAAGTATCCGTGTCTACATATAAAGTTCCCGTAAGGTCGTAGATTGCGTCGACGGTAGGAGAGTAGAAACTGTCTGGGTCTACGTAAATACTTCCTACCAGGTTCATCCCAATGGCATCAGCACCAAAGGCGTCTGGGTCTACGTAAATTGACCCAGATAAATTCATAGCTAAGGAGCTGGCACCAAAGCTATCAGCATCTACATACAATGTCCCAGTCAAGTCTTGAGGAGCTGCGGCCTGGGATACAGTGTGAGCATAGAATGTATCGGTGTCTGTATAAATGCTACCGGTTAGGGTAACTGCTTGTGGGGAAACTGTTGGGCTATAGAATGTATCTGGATCGATATAAATAGCTCCAGACAAATTCATAGCAATGGACGGGGAGTAAAAAGTATCTCCATCCACGTAAATCGTTCCGGCCATATTCATGGCCAATGAGCTGGCACCAAATGTGTCGGCGTCAGTAAATATTGAAGACTGGCTCAGGAACTGTTCAATGTATATTGTGTGCGAGTAGAACGTATCTGCGTCAGTATACTTTGCTGTTTGTGTGAGGTTTTGGTCTGTGCTTAGGGTATATTCACCGTAGAATACGTCACCGTTAAATCCCGCAGAGGGAGCTGGGCCACGATCAGCGTCAGCAACTACCCATGCCAAAACTCCATTATGGAATTCGCCGGAGATAATATCAGTTGTGATGCCGTCAGCGATTTCTGTGTCTGTTGCCCACGAACCACCGGCTGTGGAATATGTCATATATAAGTCGAAGGTCGTATTATCGGCATAAACTACATAAACTGTATCCGTGGCTGGATCGACACCAACAAAAGCATTCGGGGAAAGACTTGATGCGATGTCAGCTCTCACCGTATTGTCCGAGATAGCACTTGCAGTTTCGGAGCCAACAGAACCATCTGTTACCCGCCTAGCATACAACTTGCTATCTGTGCTCTTGTAATAAACCAGCGTGATGATCTCACTGCCGCTTTCGTCGTGATAAACTGGCTTCAGAGCTGGTGCAGTTACAGCAGCGCCGACGGATGTGGTAAGTTCTGTTCTTCCAGAAAGGCTATCTCCACTGGATAAATTGCGATAATAGATAGCAGTGCTGTCACCAGAGTATACAATATGGGTGAGGTCACTTGCTCCGACGCAACACCGAACGCCATTCCAGGCGATACCAGCTTCCACCTCGAGGTTGTTTTCACTACCCCAGGTACCACCAGATGATCTAATTTTATAAAATAGTCTATCGTCGGTTGAGGTGTAGGAGTAAAAACAAACTACTGTACCGTCTGATCTGACTGAAATAGCACACGCTTGGTCTACAACGGAAGAGGGGCTCGCTACGGTTTCGGTAGCGGTGGCGAATTCATCTGGGTTGGTTGGATGCGTCGACACATTGAATTGTCTGTAGCTTACGATAGTTGATCGTTGCCATGCAATATGCAGTACGTTTCCGACTAACTGCATATCGGCAGCCTCTAGTTCTTTATTTCCTCCTGGCTCCCAGCCATTGACACCCGTTATTAATTCTCCATCGTCCTGAGGAACCCACGTCACTCCATCATCCGTAGATTTCAGAACACATGGGATAATTGGGGATGGTAAGTTTCCGTGCTCTACAATTGTGTAGAGATTTCCATTACCGTCACGGATTGGGCCGATGTTCCCAGGTGTCTCGGCCTGGACACCACCAACAAAGTTTGATTTGTTGGATATTGTTATCGTTGGTGTGGTGTATGAGCCAGCAAAAACGGTTCCATCGCTCTCGACAACTCTAAATTGATAGGTATCACCAGCGTTATTGGAGCCCCAGACAGGAGAGTAGTTCGATGTGTTGAACAGCTTGTGGATTATTACTCCCCACTCTATTTCAGTGTGTTCTGCACCAGAGAACGCAATAGATGCAGTTACTGGAGTGGCATCGTAAGTAATACCTTCTCCCGCCCTGAATGTTGCCGACGATCCAGACAACAGATTTGTTGTGGCTGTGCCGTTTGTGAAGTTTGCCTGATATGCAACATCGACAGGGTACTGTAAACCTGTTCCAGGAGAGCCGTTTCCGTAACCTTCTGCATGTGCATCATACCAGGTACCAGTGCCTTTTCTATACTGTAGTTTGAACTGCTTGGTAACTGTTCCCGTGGTTTCGACTTCAAATCTAATACGAAATAGAGTATCTGGCGTGACAGATACGTTGGCATTAAGAGCACCGAGCCAGCCACTATCTGTGTTTAATCCAGCACTGTCGTCCCTAACTCTAAAATTTGGTTGTGATAATGTTGCTGGAATTGTATAGTCTACGAGTAAGTAGGCGGCATCTACATCTGATTGGCTTGTGGAGTTTGCGTGGGCTATGTATAACTGAGCCGCATCAACCTTTGCCCATGTATCAAGAATTGACGAAACATCAACACTTGCCCACCCCCAACTTCCAGGTAATGATAGACCAGTTGAATTCCAACTAGTACCGTCGTGAATATAAAACGTATCGCCAACTGCTGTCTGTCCATAGACATACAGTGTTACGCTATTGAGGGTGTCTGTTGGTGGACGTGCAGTATTAGCAAAAGACCAATCACCGATCTCTGCTTTTTTGGTTGCAGTCCATACATAGTCCGTTGGTTGGTTCTGAGAAGACAACCAGGGAGTTGAGCCTACTCTAGTCCACCCTGTTCTATTATCAGTAAAGCCAGTTGCGTAAAGGGTTTCTGTTGGGTCGTCACCAAATTCTTGAATAGCTGACTGCATTCTAAGAATTTCACGTGCCTGATATAAGATTTTTTCTAGGCGCTCTCTCCTATCCTCAGCAATTATGAAGTCCATCTCTTGATCTTTTTTAAGTTCAATAGATGCCTCAATATCCATCTCGTAATTTGGTAAAGCTGGGCAATCAAGTTCGTCTAGTATATCTTGATCTGTGTGAGCTACTGGAAAATCAGCACACGAACGAGGACGTGTCTCATAAATACCACATAAATTATCGGGGCGAAGAAAAGGACAGGGTTTCTTTGGTGCAGTTACAGTATCCTCGATGTAGAAACCTCTTTTTCCACGATCAGGATGGTCAATATAACTGATCTTTGCTAGAATGTCATAACGACCTTCTTTAGACCAGCGCAATATATCATGATACGACACATTGATGTTGACATATCTACAGCACCAACCACATTTAGTACAGTTAAATTCGCCCTTGGCGGGCTTATTTACTGTACCTTCGTTAACAGGTAAATCGCCAAAAGATTTTACTACTTTTGGCATTTACGAAGAGTTTCCTGTTGTGTATATGCTGTTCACTTAGATATTCTCTCTTTTGTGTCAGAAAGTGTCCCGTCTCGTAAGTAATCTAAGAAAGGGAGGCTATTAGCCTCCCTGCTTAGAGCTCAGTTACCTCGAGGGTCTCAAGATATAGAACCAGCCCACCCTCCCAGGCAATTTTATCCACCCGAACCTTCGTGGGTACGATTACTTTGTCAGCCGGTGGTACTGGATCGATACGCGAGCAATATTTGTACTTCAGCCAGTATTGTTGTCCAGGCAGGCCAACGAGTTCTGGGTGCAGAAGCGGATCACCTCTCAGATCAAAGATTTGGACATAGGCTATTTTGCCATTGCTGTCGAACGACAGATAATGCTTAAGTTCAACCTGTTTCAGGGTCTCTGGTTTCCAGTACCATGCCCTTATACCAGGAGTAAGCATTAGGTGATTTCCATTCCTGTCATGTGCCTGGGCGGCTGGTTTGCCATCCTGGTACATGGGAACAGGAGTTGGGTTCATGATTTCGATTTCTTGCTTTTCAGCCATTTTAGTCACGTATCCTTTTTAGTTCATCTGGTGAAATTTTCTCTCCGTCGCATATCCTCACGAGGCGGTCGCTGAAGGTTTCGATAGCGGCATACTGATGTGTCAGGAGGTACAGCCTGTTTACTTCAGCAGATAGCATATTAACCATCTCGGGGTCTACATTCGCCTCAAGGTGTCCCGTAGCTCGGTTTACCTTGGATAGAAATTCAATTTTGAGGTTCTTGTAGATGTCTCTGTAGCCTTCTAGCTGTTGCCTGCCGATCATTTGTGCATTCTCGTAACCGTACAGAGCGCCTTTTAAGAGTTTGCTTTTTCCGTGTATCCACACACGGACACCTCTCTCACGCGCAACACCCAACCAGTGTTCCACTCCAGGCTTCTGGTATGACCATTCCGTATTTGAAGGTAGATCAAACCCATAAAGCTCTATGAAGTCATACTCCTCGATAGCGAGTGCCAGCATGTAAGCGAATGTCGCAGTGGAATAAAGAACATTTTCCCCGTCATGCTGGATAATGTCTGTTTCGATGATCTCGAGCGGGTAAGCCTCACTATTATGGACTTCTGGATAGGCTTCCAACATCATCACCCTATATGGATGCTTGGTTGTTGTTAGCCATGTCCAGTAGTCATAATCTGGATTTGGGTCATACAGTGGATGCTTGAGAAAGCTCGGTGGATGCATTTCAAAAAGTCGCGTTAGATTGTTAAAGTGCATACCACTAGCCACTGTAGTGTTGAGCGACCACTGTTCATCACAGCGGGTTTTATTGTAGCCTTCTAGGGTGTTTGGGGCTTTTCCAACCAAACAAACCGATTTCATTTGCGCCTCCTCGGTTTGTTACAGTGTGAAAAGACCAGACGCATCAACTGTGAAGTTGATGTCCCCAGAGTTTGGAGTTACAGGCAATCCAGTGATACCAGTATCCAGCCAGGCCACCAAGCGTGAAGTGGAGCCAGCTCCTGTATCGATAATGATGATGATAGCTTCACTCTCGTCGCCGGTCACACCAGTCCATGTCCAGTTATCACAATCGAAGGTTCCGTTTGTGACACTTTTCGTGGTCAGAGCTGGTGATGTAGCAACGATAGCGCCAGCAACGAGGTCATCCAGGAACTCGTTAGCCGCATCATATGGATCGTCCGTAACGTCAAACAGGATTGCTTTCACGGTACCGGCCATCAGGTCAGTGTTCGTCAGCGCGTCAAGCAATGCCTCTTTGTACTTAGGGTAAATAGCGTTAGCCATTATTACTCTCCTTTAGATCAGGACGTTTGTCCTCTTTCTCCTTAATGCGGTTGTTTTCGTTATCGCCGTCTTGCGTCGACGAATTCTCCAACAGCATCTCGGAGACCATCGCTAAAATTTTTGTTACTTCCGCAGGGCCGCGGCCAAGAATTCTCTGGGCCGTCTCCAGCGAAATTGTTTTGGGTTCTGTGGACATCAGTTTTACAACCTCGTCCACGATTGCCTGGTGATCCCTAGGCATAATTGGATCAAATACTGGAACGATGCGACCAGAGAGTATGCTATCTACAGCCCTTACAGGTACATCAGTAAAGCCTTTTTGCTTCAGCATCAATCCAATAATTTTTATCAAACGTCTGATGCCGGTTCTCATGTAGTTCCGGCTTCGCCTCACCGCTTTGATAAGTGGCCACATGCGGAGCTCAAGTGTAATACCTGATCTTTGTCCGCCGCCGTCATCTTTTCCGAAAGCAATAGGAGGCGCCTCGGCAGATGTCTCCACCCAGGAGTAAATGAGCCTCATAAAATCAAGTGTGCCAGACTGCACGGTGTTCTTGATCTCTAAAGCTCCCACCTCGGGAGTATATCCACCAATCGATTTGCCCAAGTCCCACATAGCGCCAGGCCCAAGAGGGAAGTTCTCCGAATTGAAGCCTCGAGGCATATTGATGCCCCACATGATCGGGTTTGATCCATAGTTCACAGCCTCAGAGATGTCGGCCATACGAGCATTGAATTCATCCTGGACGGGAATAAGCTCGCCTGCCAGACTATCTCCAAGGGGACTGCTCGATCTGTATCGCGGTATATAGGATGAGGGGATGATCCCAAAGGTGTTGGCCCCAACTATTCTTGGATCGTCTTCGTCGTTGTAGAATATCTTGTAGTCTCTGGCAGTCCACACTTCTGTCCTAACTAACCTTTCGGTAGTTGTAAAGTTGTATTTCAGTTGGGCTTGGTCGGGAGATACATTGGAGACGATTACGGTTTTCAGGAGTTCGTTTGGGTTCTCGGGATCAAATACAGGGAAAAAGCTATTACGGGTTATTCTTTGTATGCGAATTCGCTCGTGCGGTTCTTTCGCGTTCGGTGTTAATGTGCCTGAGGAATAAACTATACCAGCTCTGAGGGCTCCGCCACCGTAGACATTTCTATCAAGCTCGGTTTCCCACAAGGTCGAGGACATATCATTGGCCTCGAAAATTTGCAGCAGAAGCTCGATTGCCTTACGGTCGGCGTCTGTCTCCTCTAGTCCGTCACGAACTGCGAACTGGATTGGGGTACCGTCATGTTCCCCGAACATCGCGTCGGTATGCGTGTGACACATGACCTTAACGATATTCATACCAACAGGGAACATAAGAGGTGGCTCCTCACCAGTTTCATACTCTCCTGGCACAGTCTCCTTGAAGACTTGGCCGGAGTAGTAATAATGCATCTGGTTAAGAGCCATGAGCATCGCATCCCAACCGTCTTGGGTCATGCGATCTGGTTGTGCACCACCGAGGTCAGACCATTCTGGAAAGCTAAACATAATAAAAGCAGGCGATGGATTGATTTCCATCGCCTGTGCGGTTAGAACTTATCCCTTTTTATGTATTTGGCTCCACCTCGGGTTTTTCCGTGGTGCTCCCCGTATTTGGGCAGGCCGTCATGAATAACGATCCTGGTGAAGCACTTTTGAGTTCGGAGAGCTCGGATGAGGTTTACTTCTTCTGCATGGAGCTCATGTTTTTCCTCTGGTTTTTCTTCTTCCATCTTGAGGTCGAGGATTTCCCCGTACTCTACCAGCTCGCGTATATCCTCGATGAGTTCCCACTCATCCTTACTCATGGATAATCTTATCATATTGTTCACCTCATTGTCAATAGTCTGGGTCGTAGTCCCTCCCTGATTGAACATCATCTCTTTTGGTAGGGGAACCACCAGGCCAGTTTACGGAAAAAGAATTATAAACTCGCCGTATTTTCGAGCCGCATGTAGGACATTTTGTTGGTTTGTCCTCTTTCATTGGGATTTCCAGCTCGAATTGTCCGTGTGTCGGACAACTAAAATCATATCTCATCATAACCTTCCCATGGTAGTAGTTTTTGGTAACACTTCCGAATAATTTTTGCGTCATATAGAGCGTTGTGCTTTGCTCCATGATCCATGCCAAGGTAATCCTCTCGGTTGATGTCGGGATCGATACCCTTTACGTAAAACAGCGTTGATAGGTCGAATGGAATATAGTAAATATTATCTGGGATATGCATCGCTCCAATCCACAAATCACAAAACAACACCCAGTCATAAGCCAGGCAATCACCCCACATAATCACCTTATCGAACTGCCCGAGCCACTCCAGCAATCTGGCCCTGATCTGGGAGACATCCCCTTTCATGTCGTAGTGGTCAAAATCGATTGTTGGAACACTAGACCAGACATCCCTGAAACGTAAATTTGGGATGACATTCTCTGTTATCCAGTCCGACAGAACTGCTGATTTTTCTATTTGATATTCAGCATAAAACGTTTTTCCATCCTCGGAAATTAACCCTATACTTAATGGGGACGCGGCCTTAATCAATCCAGTAAATTCCATATCGAAGAATACGTTCATTTTCCTATCCTTTTCAGTGCTGTTGAAGTCCAATCCATAATAATATGAACCCAGTCACTCATGCACATTCCGACCAAAAGGTGGATATATAATATATGAGGGACGTTGATCTCTATTCGCGGGGTCAAGAGCCAGTATAGCGCGTAGACCATCGTGAATAAATAGGCGGCGCGTATGATCGAAGAAACGACTGGAAAATGGGAAACAAAACTCCGGTGTTTCACGAGGGCGCCATAGGGCCACCATAGGGTACTCCAAAATCCTTTGTGGCTTTCTGCCTGGTCTAAATCTGGGTGTACCAGTATCGTCAGACCCACTCCAATCCCAATCCATAGCATCTCCTCTTGCGTCAACGCAAAATATGTTCCCAAAACGGGAACGCTGGCCGCAGTCAGTGCGGTTCCTACCAGATGCGTTTTTCTACCTGGCACCGAAGAACCTCTTAATCTTTTTCCAGAGGGTATCTCTGTTTTTCATTACGGCCTCGGTCAGTGTCAAACCTGGATATTTTTCATAAAGCCAGATAGCATAATCGATGAACTGTCGATCTGGACGCTCGTGCTTCAACCTTGCCCATGTATATTCTCTGATGATATTGATCTCGGTATTTCTGTCTTTAGGAAATCTTCCACCCCACCAGTAGTCCTCAAACCACGATCTCCAGTGGATGTAATCCACATTCTGCATATCGTCGATCCTTGCTGGCTCGAACAGCTCCATCTTGGTTCTTGGGAGATGCAAGGTAATCATAATTCTGTCGATTGCATTTTGTATGTTGCGCTTCATTTCTTCAGCCCTTCATAGTATTTATGCTTGTTGATCCATTGCTGAAAATTCAGAGCACCGGCTTCGTTCCACCATTCCTCGAAAGCCTCTGCGCCCTCGTCATCTGTAAAAGACATGTAAATCTCGTGCTCGGCAAAGTGAACGGTTTTCTCGTCGCTGATAGATACTTCTGTGAATACTTCCTCCTCGAGGTGGTACTCAACCTCAACCCTGTAGATGCCGCTTACTGGAAGATACTCAAAGCCCATTTCGTCGACGCAATAGTTTTCAATTTTATTGTCAGCGAATACTTGTTTTACCTTATTCTCGAGAAAGATATGGATACTGCTTTCAGTTTTTAGATATTCGTGTGCCTCGAATTCAACTATCAGTTTCATCTTCGTCCTCTACTCTTTACTCTTCGCGACCTTCTTCCTCTTGACCTCGAGGGTTTTCCGACCTCACCCTTTCCCATGTTCTGAATAAATCTAGCCAGGAAGGATATTTGGCCGATTGTCATTACGGTGTCCTGGGGTTCTCCCTGCCTATCGGCTTCCTCGGTGTAGGTTGTTAGTTGTCTGATTAAGCCCTTGATAGGAGGAAATCTCCAGTAGATATTGGTAATGTCACTCACAAGACTGTTTAAGATGCCGTTCTTGTCATTATTGAAGTTGATTTTCTCGGTTTCGATGCCCACATTCTCAAAAGCAAGCTCGTCCATCGCCTTTTGGGTTCCGGTGGCGTCGATACCCTTATAAAGGGGTGCGTACTTTTCAATTGCGTATTTGTAGCTACGAAGGAAGGGGTTGTATGATCCTTTTCCTGTAACCCAGTGGAAGTAAACGAGTTTCCAGGGGCGTTTTGTGACATCTGCCACCATAACACAGCCAGCATTTCGAGCAGGGTATGATCCAGCTCCTGGGTCTCCGGCCGCGATGTAATATTTACCAGGCTCGACCGGCAGTTCAAAGAGGGTAATCCCGTGGCGTGGGTCTTCTTCAAGATGATAGCCTCCTGGCACCGGTTTTTTATTCAGTGCCTCTAAAACAGCATCGTATATCGAAACGTCATTGCATTGACCAACGTAGTGAGCGGGAAAGAGAGACAAACCGTATTCTGGGAACATTCCGCCCATTTCAACGTCCACCAAATCGGGAGGATATTCTGCCCTCATGGCGTCGACCTGGTCTACTGTAAGAGCGGTGTTATCCCAAGTAGCAACCCTGAACGAGCGGTACAATCTAAGGTTGGTTTTTGCAGCATTTACATCCTCGTTCATACCTGAGTTGGGATCACCCTTATCGAAGTTCTCTCTCAACCATGGTGCCTCCGTCGGGGATGTTATACCGTCAAGTCTTGCCATTCTCGGTTTAGGCTGGACGCCAGTTATCCCCGACGGACGGACACCTCTTAAACGGCCTCTTAGAACTTTTACAATATGACCAATGAGATCAAGGCCGCATTCATCAAAGCCTATTCTGTCGTATTCGGAGCCTCTGATATTGTCCGCATTTCGCCCCGAGGTTCTAAAATCCCACTCCGATCCATTCTTCCAGGTGACTTTCTTATAGGGTGCCTTGGTAATACTATCAACCAGATGTCTTACCCTATCGCTCATGTCATACCAACCCATAAACATGTCATACATCAGGTTGGCCTGAGCCTCAGTGACCGAAGTTGTTAGAGCCCTAAAGTAAGGGATAGTCATGCAGTCCATCGCGAGGGACATCGCCTCGACGGTAGTTTTTCCAGAGGCGATACCACAAACAGCATACATATTAGGGACGACCAACTGGTGCCACGTCCACTGCCACGGCTGAGGCGTGATCCCAAAGTACCAGTCTGTAGCAACATGAAAACCTCCCTGAGCCCTCAAGGCAATAGGGAGGATTTCTTTGTCGGCCCTAGTCAGATATGCCATCTTCTCTCCAGGGATTATCTCTCCTTCGTTCTGCCCAGTTACGGATGCTCTGATCCAGTTCTGCTTGCAAATTGTCAGCTTCTGGAAGGTTCTCTGTCCATCGTTTTACGATCCCGTGCACGGTGGACTTTTGCGTCGGTCGCAAGCCGAGAGCTCTAACGATCTCGGTTGGGCCTGGGATTTCAGTTCCGGCTGGTAAACTGTTGAGATACTCCTCGACAGCCTCGCTTACGTTCGCCGGTTGTTCGTAACGAACGTTCGGCTGTTCGTCCCGAACGTCACCTGTAAGATTTCTGAAGTTGAACTCCGTCAAGCCCATATTCCCCATGATGGTACGAACCCAGTCGATTTCCTTTTTGGTAATTGGGCGTTCGTAGTCTTCTGGAATTCGGTCAACCATAGCGATTGTCCAGCTCAAAACGATAGCCAGGACAGTCGGGGCCAGGCCAAAGATGGCCACTGCCGCTTTGTAGGCAAGCCCTTCAGCGCCAGGGACATCCAGTAAGCCAACCTCGCTGGCACCATAAATAGCGTCAGCGAGGTTAAAAACTCCATCGAAGGTGGCGAAAAAGAGCATTGCGATGCGAGCGGGAACCACGGCGTTCTTGGATGTGGCATAGTAGGCGAGCTCTCTTTCACGCCTCCGCCTCTCCTTCGGGGAGCTTGGCTCATCGTCGTAGTCGGGCGGGTCTTCGTTCCTCGAGAAGTATGAGGAAGTGATTGTCCCTACGCCCAAACTCAGCGCGAACATGATCGAGATCAGATCGTGGACATCGGGGCCAGGGGTTTGTGGAGACATCGTCCTAACAAAGGAGCTTACTCGTGGAAGAACGATCAAGATCAGGAATATTGGCAGCACTCGTTGTAAAATCTTGAAGAATTTCATTTCACCTCGTAATGGATGGGCCGTCGGAATTTTGCCTGGTTATGTTCATAGAGATTGTGCCGACGCAACGTGGGCATGTTATTTCTAGTGGTGTAAACATCGGGGCGGCTATACTCAATTCCGTTGCACAGTACGGGCACGTCATAAACATAGAAACCCAACCAAAATAGCCATAGCCATCGCTTCTTTCCAGGAGCTCGAGAAAGTCTCCCCATTCAACAAACTCAATATTTTCTTGTGAATTTTCCATTTGGCAGCGTGTCGTCATAGGTCTCTATCCTGGTTTTCTTATTCATGCTTAAGATCAGCCATATAAAAGCGCACACGATAAGCAATACCGCCCACATCGAGAAAGCGTTAGCCCATTGTATTGACACGATTGCCCCAAAGCCAGTGGCCGCGATTGCAGTATTAGATTTAAATCCGGCTCGTGCAACGTCGGCTTGAGTGTCGGCGGCCACCTCCTCAAAACTGCGGCCTTCTAATCTCTCGATCTCCAATGCCTCGAGGTTAGCAAGACGCTCACTCTGGCGGTCAAAAATCGTGCCAATTCCAGCAAATAGTATCAAGGCTATCAGTAGTACAAGTATCAAGTTTTTCATTCTAGTCCTCGTAATTGTATCCGTAATTTATAGAAAGAATAGCCCTAAGCCTCTCCCTACTCAATTTATTGTCATGGGCCTCGGAGTGATGTTTACGGCACAGCTTAATCAAATTCTCCGGAACATCATCGCCTCCCGCGCCCATGTGTGTAATGTGATGAATGTCCTCGCCTCCCATACATTCACTTATGCCACGAGCCATGCAGTATTTGTCTCTGAGTTTCCGTACATACTCGATAACCTCGAGATCAGATATGCGTTGCGGCTTTGGTGCGGGAGTGAACTTTTTTCTCGCAGGATGAACATTCCCCACGGCGGGGCCAAATCTGTCACTGGAATTTCCCGACACGGCCACCTTCTTTCCTGATTTACCTCCGCCTTTCTCATTATGTTTCCGCTCGTCCATCCTATCTCTGTTGCCTCCATTGCGTCAACGCAAACTCCGACCATGAAAATAATGTCGGATTTTATTTTCTTATCCGCGGGGTACTGCAAATACAGTTTGTGAAGGTTCTCGTGCAGTCTCGTGGCTTTTACGTCTACACTCCAGCCTCTCCAGTAAAAATCTATTCCGCCGTCGAAGCCGGTGTGTAAACTCTCTTTAATACCGAGAAATCTCTGGGCCGCGAGTTCCCCCGCGGCACCAATCAGTTCTATGTTTTCAATATCTTTGTGGAACTTAGTCTTATTGTTTCTTAGACGAGCCTCGGAAGTTCGGATAATATAATCCCAACTATTCCGTAGGAGCATCTTCCGCCTCGGTGGCGAACGGTAGATCAGTCCATCGGTTAAGCATACCGACTACTGCCTCTACCGCGGCTTCGAGAATAAACTCTGGGACGCCAGGGAAATATTCCCGCATATATTGCATCACATAGTTTTTCTTCTGCTCGTTCGTCCATCCTGAGACCTTGCCAATTTGTTCTGCGGCATTGACCAGCATGTCGGCAATGCGTTGCAGTTCGTCAGAGAAGTCCAGCTTGCGCTTACCTTTTAGGGCGTCGTACAGTTCCTTTACAACTGCCAGAATGGCGACGAACAGAACTGCTCCTCCGAGCCATAAAATAGCTTCTACAAAGTTCATGGTTGTGATCCTTTCGTTGGTGGTGTGAAATGTGGGCGGCTAAGGCCGCTGTAACTCTGCTGTCTGGACGGGCCAGGCAACGATTTTCTTTGTTTTGGCGCTGTTCTCATGTGATCCAGTCCATAGACCAGGGAGTTTATTAGCGTAAACCGGATAATGAATACGAACAGGGCAACACTGACTGGGACGTAGACCAGGAGCTCGTTACGTGTAATTAGCTCGTTTCCTATATCCCTTACAACCATCAATTCTAACACGGAGTACCAGGTCATCAAAGCATTCAAAAAGGCGGCTACGAGCCAGGCACCGACAGCGAGCCAGACTTCTGTTGGTTCCTTACTTAAACTCGTTTCCTGGTTCATGGCTCGAGAGATACCTCCAACGTCAGCGAGACAGGCCGCTAAGGCAAATAGGGTTCCGAGGCTAATACCCAGAACCCGTATATCCCCCAATATTGAAGTGACGGCAATCTCCGTGGTTGCGTAATTGAAAATCTCAAACGCCAGGATAGCCACGCCGAGCAATGTGAATTGTGTCAAGCGCACTTGTTTTATCATTTTGTATTTCCTTTCATAGGGTCGTGAGCATTTTACCACGTTTTGGGGTGGAATGCAAGTTATCTGGAGAAGCGGAAGGGTATCAGCCCGTATTAACATTCATTACAAGTGAACACCCCACTACCCACCTATAAGCAATACTTTCCAACCACTCGCTATAAAAATAGCATACTATCTACGAGATGTTTAAAAGAGTTGCCTCCGGCTACAAAAAGTATACAGGGTGATGATAGAGATTATCTCACCCACCAAACATTCTAAGTAACTTGGAGGTTACAATGAAAGCAATTCTGTCTATCGTCGTCATGGTTCTCTGTGGGTTCATCCTCGGCGGCTCAAGCCTACTTCTGGCTCTGTCACAGTGGATCGGTCAAATTATGCAAGCTCTACAGATAATCGGGATCGGCTAACGCCACCCAATCAACCAATTCCAACCTAATCAGATCAAAAGGAGAATTCGATGTCCTACGTAGTAGTAGACAACACAGGAAAACCCATGATCGACGATGCAGTCGATAATTACGGGGAAGCGTGCGCGCTCGCACGTGAATTGGCAATCGAACACGGTAAATCCTTTCGCATCCTCAAGATAGGTGGAAGGCCCGTGAAGCGCAACAAGCGCACCAAGGGCACGACGAAAGTCATGCTCATCAGCCCCCTCACAGGGGATGCGCTCAAAGGTCTTTACGAAGTAGGTGCAGAGGCCGCCAGAGCGGCTAACGCCTACAGGGCCAAGTACGGCAAGGCCCCGCTCGTCAAGTTCGTAAAGACGAGCTGATACAACCGTTCCCTAATTCACAATGGCTCTAAGCCTACATAACATCGCCGGAAAGCGCCCACTAGAGGGGTTGCCTCCGGCGATTTTTGCGTTAACTCTAACAGCTAGGAGGCTGAAAATGTTCACATTTCTTGTTATACAAAATACTATCTACTACATGACGCGTGACGATGAACCAAAGGGTGCTTTGTTTGCGTCGACACAGGACGCACTCGATATGGGTAGGGTCT